TTTCCCATTTTGAGAATCTCCTTGATTTATATTGGATATTTATATTTAAAGTTTTTTAAGGAAGTTTTCAAAGATTTTTAAGCTTACTGCTTCAATATCTTTACTTGATGCTTGTTTGATTTCTTGTTTAGCAACATCGTAATGTTGTTCTGTCCAGATACCATTAACCAACATCCATTCCTTACCTTCCATAATACCTTGCACAAAAGCACCAGGTGCAGAAGGATCTGCTACAATATCTGCCGCTGTGGCCAGATGAAAGTCTCCTTGAACGACATTGATGCCGTTTTCCATTTTAAGAGAACCCATGCCTCTGGATGACACACCAAGTTGTGCGCCACCTTCGATAAGATTTCTTGCAATGTTACCCATAGGGGTTTCAAGAATTTTTGCTTTGCCTATCCAAGCATTTCCTTCTTGACGTAGACCAACAATTAGGTGTGATACACGGTCAAGATTAATGGATGGGGTGTCTGGATGTCCCAGTTCACCAAAGGCACGATTTTTAGAAATGTATTCTTCACTGTAACGATTAACTTCATTACGCATGGTTTCTTCTTTGTACATGCGTTTGTTTTTGTTAACAGCTTCTGCAACTAGAAACGGACCTTCAATGTAGAGAGTTTTCTTTCCATCTTTTTCTTCCGTTAAGTATTGTACCGATTCGGTAAGTTCTCTGATAAGTTTCATTATTGATACCTTATGGTTTCATGGCATATTGGCCATAGTTGAATGCTGCAGGGTCATTGAATTGGCCTCTTTGATAATGTGCATTATCTTTGCGAAACTCAGCAACAATTGTATAACTGTCATTTGCAACCATACCTCTTGTTGTTACTAGAATGTCTCCTAAACAACCTGCTGTACCTTTTGCATTATTTGGAATTGTTACCCAGTTGCTATGTCCATCATATTCTCCATTACCATTTAAGAACATTAATGGTACTGGTGTATCAGCGTGCCAATACAACTCAACATCGCCTGTACAACCACAGTCATACCACAAACGATGTAAGCTTAAACCATAATATGAAAGTGGGGTATTTGCGGCACCACCTTGAGTGTTTGCAACCAAATATCCGTTAGTTGCAATTGCACCATACAAACTATTTGCTACAATACGTGTGTGATTATTTTCTTGACCTGTACCGTCAAATTTACCTGTCAATTTAATAACAACATGTTCTGTTGTATCTTTTATTATTTGGTCGGTATATGAATTTGCCATTTGTAATCCCTGTTATGTTTGAATAATATTTATACCAGTGTCAAAATTATTCAGCGTCTGCTGCATATACAACTTCATCTTCAGCAGTTGCGCCATTTGGATTCATTAATTGTTTTGCAACTTCTACTTTGTGAGTTTCGATATGTGCCATGACTCTATCATGTAAAGCAGAATATAATGCATTACGCATTTCATTTGCGTTGTCAGTTTCTGCGTAATCTATAATTTCTCTTGCTTTGTCCATTGTTATCTCCTAATTATAAAATGCGTTTCAATCTGGTAAATGTGTTTTCAACTTCTTCTAAGCTGAGGTCGCCTTTAACGGATTTTGAACCACCGGAACTTTTTTCTTTTGGTTTACTATTTGATGATGAATCACCACCAGAACTGGAACCACCAGTTGCATCAGGTTGAGGCATTAACTCTGCCTGTTGTACCATTTGGTCTGTTTGAACTTGTCCTAACATCTGTTGTTGTGCAACATCATTTGTTACCGAAACTGGCAATCCAAGACCCATTTCTTTTTCTTTTTCAATCTCTGCATCCATTTCTTTAATCTCATCATCAGTTAGACGCAACACATTTTGTTGAATCCATTTTTGAGAGAAATAACGACCAGTATATGGATCAACTGATTGAAGTAAAGTTAAACGTTGTGAAATTAATTCCGCTTCTTTTAATTCGGAAAAATTATTATCTTTGATGAAGTCATAATGAATGTTTTCTTTGAACAATTCCCATTCTTCATCCGTACAGATACCTTTTAATACACACTGTACACGCAATGCTTGATTGAAAACATCAGAGAATTTGTTTCTCAATCTATCAACAAACTTAGAGAATTTCAATTCATCTCTAGTAATTTCTGATGAACGACCAAGTGAGAATCCTTGATTAGGTTCCAATCTAGAAATTGGTACACATAATGCACCATATAGTTTCTTTTGGAAGTATTTAACGTCTTCCAACTCACCTAGGTTTTGTCCACCTGGTAGTGTAGTAATCTCTGTGCCTTTGCCACCTTCTCTACGTGGTAACCAAAAGTCTTCCATCATTGACATAAATTTACGGTCATCACGTACTTCACCTGTGTTTGCATCATAGACAAGTTTGTTTTTATACTTGACCATGATATCACGTAAGTATTGTTCCGCTTTTAATTTTGGTAAATTACCAACGTCAATATAGAAAATACGGCGTTCAGGTGCTCTTGAAATACGGTAGATAACAGTTGCATCTTCAATCATACGCAACTGATTTAGAGGTTTAATTGCCTTGTGTAGGTAACTTAGAACCACCGCACGGCGAGAATCCATAAGACCTGATACCACCGAAATAATAGAATCTGTAGTAATACGAACACCAACAGGACCAAAATTGGATGCACTGCCACTAACAACCTTGTCGTTGTAGATATAATATTCATTGACTGGCTGCATAATATCTGCACCAGTTCTTTCGTCTTTTTGTTTCTTCATTTCACGAACCTTACGTAATCTACGTGGGTCTATGTAACGAAGTTCTTTGATGCCTTCTTGTGGATTTTCACGGTCAATAATAATGTGATAGTACATTCTGCCATCAACATAATATCGGCGGAAAATATCTTGTGCCATTTTTTGATAACTCAACATACGTAATACCGTGTTGAATTCTTCTTTAATGGCTTTTTTGATTTTGTCTGTAACTTTTAAATCATCTAAAATGATTTGTGTTATTTTACCATCATCGTCTTGCACAATGGCTTCATTAACTATGTCATCTATCGCAGATTCTATTTCAGGTTGCATTGCCATTTCACGGTAACGAGAAATAAGTTCTACCTCATTCTTTGCAGTACCGTCAAGGTCAACATATGTGCCGTAGTATGCGGCAGATGTAATAGTTAATGCCCCATCGTCTTGCGTTGGTGGTGCAAATGATTGTTGGACGGCTGCGTCTTCCTCATCCTTTTGGCGAGAAATTGTAAATCCGAACAATGAAAATTTATTTGTGTTTGCCATATTTGTGTGTAATTATAAAATCAAAAAAAACATGGGAGACCCTATTGGGCCTCCCGCATATATCAGGTAGTTGTATTTGTTTCCCAGAATTGGTAAGCAAAAGTACAAGTATATTCCTCAATTGCGTCATTTGAACCCCAATCTAAATCGATTGGAGACAAGTCTAATGGGAACATACCAACGAATTTATATTTCTTCAATTCGTTACCAGTTTTTCCATATTGAATTACGCTTGCATCAACAGAATATGAGTTAATATTTTGAGCAGCTGTGCTTCTAATGTTACCTGCATGACTATTGATTGAGTTCATCCAATTTTCTAAAGAATTTCTAACGACAAAATCTTCATCGTTAATAATTGTTAATGTCCAGTCTGCGAAAGTTCTGTTACCAGCAAATTTCATTTCACGACCAAAATAATATACTGGAACTGTACCAATTGATGAACCTGGTAGTTGAGCTGTTTTAGCCATAAAACTGATTTTTTGGCCAGCAGCTGTAGCGTTTGATACTAATGTTGGAAATATTAAAGAGACAGAGAATAGATTAGGACGTGCGCCGTCTCCAATCATATTAGCTCTGAATTCTGCTACATTAAATGCCATTGTTTTCTCCTATTATCGTTTTATTTATTAAGCTGCACCAACGATTGTCACAAAATCAACACCAGTTCCAATAGCAACAAAATTCAATTGAATGTAGTTGACTGAACGAGCAGGCTTGATGTAAATATCACCAACAAATTGGTTACTGTCAACAACTTGTTGTGTATTATTTGTTGAATCACATACAACTTTAAAATCTGTGATACCACGGCGACCTTGAATATCACGTAAGAAAGGAGTTACAAGTGCAACAAATTGTGCTCTTGTGAATTCATCATTCAATTCAAACATTGAATACTTAGCTGCTTGTGCAATTGATTTTTCAAGTGTGATAAACAATCTACGAACATTGATTCTATCAAATGCAGAAGGTTTGTCCAACAAAGTTTTGTCACCAAATAATACGGTGCCTTGACCAGGGAAAGAAACAACTGGATTAACACCAAGTTTATATAGTGAATCACGGTATGGTTTAGTTGGATTCCATGACAACTTGATACAATTCTTAATTGCACCACGATTGAAACCTGCTGGTGAGAACCATGGGTCACGAATGTTGTCTGTGTATACACATAGACCAGCAATATCACCGTTCAATGGGATCCAACGGTATGTATTGTTGTATTTGTCAAATTGATATTTCCAACCAGAATCAGCAACAACATAAGAAGATGTTCTGCTTAGCGATGATAACCAGTTTTCGATGTTGGTTGATTCACTACCACCTTGACTAACAACGTCTGCTCTTCTTGGAGAAATAAATGCAACACAATCTGCTCTACCAATTGCAATATTATCAATTACACTTTGTTGAACTGTAACACTGTGGTTAGCAGTCAACACCAATGAAATATCAATACCTTCTTTATTTGCAAACAAATCATAAGAGGTAACAATATCACCATCGGCTGGTGTTGCAGACACACCATTGCCTAGAGACCTTGTTATGTTTGTTGTTGGTCTTGCAAAAGTTCTACCTGCTGCAGGTTCATCCCAAGTTGTATTTGTTGTTGAATAATCAATTGGATCCATTGAGTAAATATACTTGGAATTATTAAAAATTACTTGTTTATAATAATTTGTAACACCATTGATTGTTGCATCTGAAGCAGCAGAAACAAAACCAAATGTTTCCAAAACTGTTCCAGCTGAACCAGTAAATAAACCATTTTCGTCAATAACAACAATGTGCATTTCGTCATCGGCTCCAGCAACAGAATCTGCATAATCAGATGTTTTTGGTGCTGATGTAAAATAGTTTTTGTATGCCCATGTAGAGAATGTTGATGTATTCGCACAAACAGAAACTGCTAAAGAATTTCCTAAAGTACCAGCGTATCTTGCTGCCCAAGGACCATAAGAATTCGAATTGCCTTGTCTAAGGTAAGTAGCTTCATAAACGTCTTCGTTTTTAATTGATACTGAATCACCTGTACCATCAACTGCGTTTCTTGCGGCTGAACCAACAGCTCTAACAACACTTAAGTTGTTTCCGTATGACAAAAAGTTTGCACAAGTGAAAAAAGATTCTGCTGTACTAGAATCTGGTTTACCGAATGTGTTGATAAGGGATATTTCACTATCGATTATTTTTATTTTATCTGCTGGACCCCATTGAAATGTTCCAGCAAATGCACCGGCCGTTGTTTGTAGTGCTGGTACAACTGTTGTTGCATCCACTTCAGCTACATTTACGCCTGGAGAGATTTGAAATGCCATTTTATTCTCCTTGAATTATTATGTTCTTTTGGCAAAATACCATAAGAGTATTTATGAAAGGCTGGTTTTATAAC